CGGGTTCAAGACGATGATCGACCAAGACCTGTCCAAAGAGGTCCACCACATCGGCACGTTTGAGTACAAGCACGAGCACACACTGATTGGCAGGGAATGAAATGAACTACGCACAGCTCAAGAGCAACATCGCTGACTTTCTGAACCGCTCAGACCTGACGGCGGTGATCCCGACGTTTATTGAGCTGGCAGAGTCCCAGATGGAGCGGCCACTGCGCGTGCGTCAGATGATCGCTCGGGCCACCGCTCCGGTGGACACGCAGTACAGCGCACTGCCTGCCGACTTCTTGGAGGCCAAGACCTTCAAGATCACCAGCTCCAACCCCATCCAGCCCGTTGAGTTTTTGACGCCGGAGCAGATGGACGACCGGGACCAGTTGTACTCCAACGCACCGGGCATGCCCAAATACTTCACCATCATTGGTGGCCAGATTCGTGTCTCGCCAACGCCTGACGCGACCTACACGGCAGAGCTGATGTATTTCTCCAAGCTGCCCAAGCTGTCCGACAGCGTCACCACCAACTGGCTGCTGGCGTCGTCTCCTGATGCGTACCTGTACGGCTCGCTGATGCAGGCCGCACCGTATTTGAAGGACGACGAGCGTGTCGCAGTGTGGGGGACTCTTTACAATACGGCCATTGAATCAATCAAATTTGCAGACCAGAACGCCAGTGCGAGTGGTCTGATTCGGGCAAGAGTCAAACCCTTTGGAGCACGATAATGAGTTCTTTTTCTGATTACACCGAGAACCTCGTTCTCACATACCTGTTCACCAACGGCTCTGTGACCCGCCCCACGGCTTGGTACGTGGGCCTGTTTACCGCAGCCCCATCCGACACGGGTGGCGGCACCGAGGTCTCCGGCTCCGGCTACGTGCGCAAGGTCACTGGCACCATCACCGTGTCGGGCACCGGCACCACGGCCACCAACAGCGCGGCCATCGAGTTTGCTGCCGCATCCGGTGGCAACTGGGGCACGGTCACCCACGCGGCCATCTTTGACGCCGAGACCAGCGGCAACATGCTGGCGTGGGCGCAGTTGACCACGGCACGCACCATCAATGATGGCGACGTGTTCCGCGTCCCAGCATCCAGCCTGACTGTCACGTTGACCTAAGATGGCAGCATACGGCTCCGGCTACTACGGCGGGGGCAATTACTCTTACGGAGTAAGCCTCGGGGCCGCAGACATCACCAGCACCAGCACCGTCACGGCTGCTGGTGTTCGTTTTGCCGTCGGCTCTTTTGAGGTATCTAGCACATCCAGCGCGTCGGCTGCGGCAAACGTCATTAAGGCATCCGGCTTTGCCGTGTCCTCACAGTCCACGACCGCAGTGGCCGCACAGCGTGTGGCCATCGGTGCAGGAGCGATTGTTGACGCGTCCACCGCGACAGTCTCGGCCCTGCGTGTGGCATTGGGCGCTGGTGAGATCACGAGCGCCAGCTCTGTCGCCGCATCAGCCATTCGTGTGGCTATCGGGGCTGCGGCCATTGAATCCGGCTCGGCTGTTGAGATCAACGCGATTCGCATCGCCTTCATGTCGGCGTCGGTGGCCAGCGAGTCCACGATGTCGATGGACTCCAACGTCATCGTCAACCAGCCCATTGCGATAGACGCCCAGAGTGTCTTGTCGGTGTTTTCTCGTCGTGTGCGGTCCTTCTCGGCCAATGTGTACGCCATCTCCGGCATGACTTTGGAGGGTGGGTACAAGTGGAACGACGACCCAGACACGGAAGAGACTTGGACCGAGATTGATGACACACCGGAGTCTTGGAGTCAGTTGGCTGGAGGGTCCAAGACTTGGACCGGGATCAATGACACGTCCGAGACATGGACCCCGGTCACCCAAAGCACGGAGGTCTGGACTGCGGTTTGATGTTCCGCTCCGGCCTGTTTCATCTGATAATTGACCCCATTGAGAGGTACAAAGCATGGCAGATACGAACACCACAAACCTGAGTCTGGTCAAGCCAGAGGTTGGCGCGTCCACCGACACGTGGGGCACCAAGATCAACACCGACTTGGACACGATTGACGGCATCTTCAAGGCCGACGGTACTGGCACCTCTGTCGGCATGAATGTCGGCTCTGGCAAGGTTCTGACCATTGCTGGCACCATCGCCCTGACCGGCGACCAGATTCAGGTCGCTGAAGGCGGCACCGGGTCAACCACAGCCGCTGCTGCCAAGGTGGCACTTGAGGTGGTGACGGGTGCGACCGGTTCTACGCGCATCCCTTCTGGCACCGAGGCGCAGCGTGATGGCTCACCCTCTGCTGGGTTTTTCCGGTTTAACAGTGACGTGGCAAAGTTTGAGGGCTACAACGGCACCGCATGGGGTTCGGTGGGTGGTGGCGCTACAGGAGGCGGTGCTGATGAGGTGTTTATCCAAAACAGCCAAGCCGTTACTACCAACTACACCATCCCAGCGACCAAGAACGCGATGTCCACTGGGCCTGTAACGATCAACTCCGGCGTAACAGTAACCATCAGTAGCGGCGCTCGCTACGTTGTGATTTAAGGGGTAACACATGTCACTGATTCTTGACGGTACAAACGGCCTGTCTGATGTAGACGGCTCTGCGGCAACGCCAGCCATTCGCGGCTCTGATGCAAACACGGGTGTGTTCTTTGGAACCGATATTGTCGGCCTGTCCACTGGCGGCTCTGAGCGTGTGCGTGTTGATGCCAACGGGCGAGTGTTAATCGGACTGTCGTCCAGTGTTGGTGGAACTAACGGCGCGGCATTGCAGGTAAAGGGAACAACAGGCAGCTCCGACTTCAGCATTGCGCTGATTGATGGAGACACCACTGTCGCGGGTAGGCTGCATCTGGATGCGTCAGGCTCCAACTCAATTTCGTTACAGGCTGACCCAGACAATCTGGCGGCAAGCACATTCCTTGGCTTTGGTGTTGACGGCACCGAACGCGCCCGCATCGACTCCAGCGGTAACTTGCTGGTGGGGAAGACTGCACCAAATACTGCAACTGCCGGATGTGAGCTTCGAGCAAACGGTTTAGGCGTTTTTACTAGGGATGCTGATGATGTAATGATTGTCAACAGGCTAACAAATGACGGAATTATTGTCAGCATCAGGCAAGCCAACACAGAAGAAGGCACCATCTCCGTCTCAGGCTCGACCGTGTCCTACAACGGCGGTCACTTGTCTCGTTGGGCGCAGACGCTCACAGCCAAAGACGAGTCGCTGGTCAAGGGAACTGTGCTGTCCAACTTGGACGAGATGAACGTCTATACCGATGCTGACGGCAACCCTGTCGAGAACGAACAGCTCAACAAGGTGAAGGTTTCTGACGTTGAAGGCGATGCCAATGTCGCTGGTGTGTTCGTGAACTGGACACACGATGATGCACACGATGTGGACGAGATCAACATGGCGATGACGGGTGACATGATTATCCGCATTGCCCAAGGCGTGACTGTCCAGCGTGGTGACTTGCTCATGTCTGCTGGTGATGGCACTGCCAAGCCGCAGGGTGACGACATTGTTCGCTCCAAGACCATCGCCAAAGTCACATCAACTCATGTCACTTGCACCTATGCAGACGGTTCATTCTGTGTGCCTTGTGTGCTGATGGCCTGTTAAGGAGAAAACAAAATGTCAAAAATCGCATTATCCGGCAACGCCTCGGGAACGGGCACGCTGACCATTGCAGCACCGAACACGAACTCGGACGCCACCATCAACCTGCCAACCGTCACAGGCGGGGATTTCATTGTCTCCAACGCCTCGGGCAACGTGGGTATTGGGACGAGTTCGCCGGGCGCAAAATTGGATTTGTGGAACAGCAGCTCGGCGGGTGGCGGCAATACTTTGCGGTTTACAAACGCAACTACCAGCATCGCTAGCGAGGGCATTATTGGAAAAATTGAGTTTTATTCCGAAGATGCAAGCGCCCCCGGTGCAAGTGTCAAAGCATTTATTGCTTCTGTGTCGGAAGGGACTTCTCCAGATGGTGCGCTTGTTTTCGCCACAGACACAAACACGGGCACACCTACTGAAAGGATGCGGATTAGCTCTAATGGTCAGCAACAAAGCGTCATCCCTGGAGGCACAACGCTTTACCCCGAATACAAATGCCGCGCATGGGTGAACTTCAACGGCACTGGCACTGTGGCGATTCGTGCGAGTGGGAACGTGTCAAGCATCACGGACAACGGTACGGGTAACTACACGGTGAACTTTACGACCGCCATGCCTGATGCGGATTATTCGACGCTTGTGGCGGCCTCATCTATAGGTTCGAACACCTCTGTCGATACATGGGCAAACGGGTACGTTTTTACAACAACGTCTGTTCGTATCGAGGTTGAAAGCAACTCAAGCGCAGCCGTTGATAGAGACCATGTATCTGTCGCCATCTTCCGCTAATCAGCTACGCCTACATTCACTACGTTCATAAGGAACACCATGAACCGAATCATCTACAACCAAGACAACGGCGTGATAGCTGTCATCATCCCAAGCCCAGAAGCCCTTGAGCAGCACGGCATCCAAGCCATCGCCACCAAGGACGTTCCTGCTGGTAAGCCCTTCAAGATCGTGGACGCTGCTGACATCCCATCAGACCGCAGCCAACGTGACGCATGGACGGTTGACGAAGCAGACCTGACAGACGGTATCGGAGGAGAATCAAATGAGTTTATTTAAGATTGACGCCGTTAAGGTGCAAGCCAAGGCCAACGCTGACCGCATCGCTGAACTCAAGGCACTGCTGACCAACAGCGACTACAAGGTCTTGCCAGACTACGACAAGGACAGCGAGGCCATCAAAGCACAGCGCCAAGCGTGGCGTGAAGAAATCCGCACACTGGAGGCACAATAATCATGGCAAACGGAACATTGGCTGCAAGCCAGATTGAGATGGAGTCCCTGAGTGGGACTGGCGTCATTACGATCACGCCTCCAGCGACCGACACCAACCGTGCAATCACGCTGCCCGATGCGGCGGGTCAGGTGGTGCTGAACTCAGCTACCCAGACGCTGACGAACAAAACCATTCAAGGCGGTGCAATCACTTCTGGCACAGCAGTAGCATCGACCAGCGGCACGAGCATCGACTTCACCGGCATCCCATCGTGGGTGAAGCGGATTACTGTGATGTTTAGTGGTGTGAGTACGAACGGTACTTCTTTTTTCCTTGTGCAGCTTGGAGATTCGGGTGGTATTGAAAGCACTGGTTACTCTGGTGCAAACTACCGTGGGGGTTCTACTACAACAGCAGTTACAGCATGGTCTGCGGGTGCAACCGTAAACAGCTCAGTCGCAGCCTCTAATACATACAGCGCATCCATCCAATGCGTCTTGTTATCTGGGTCAACTTGGGTAATTTCTGGTGTTTCAGGGTCAACGGACACAAGTTTCAGCGGCACTTATCTCATAGGCTCCAAAACCCTCTCCGACACCCTAACCCAAGTACGCATCACCACAGTCAACGGCACAGACACCTTTGACGCCGGTTCAATCAACATCATGTACGAGGGCTGATCATGGAGCCGGGTGACATCGACCCCGTCAAGTACGGCGTCCTTTGGGAGCGCGTGACACAGATGGACAAGAAGATCGACAAGATGGAAGGCCAAATCGCAGAGCTGCTTGAGCTTGCCAACAAGGGCAAGGGCGGCTTCTGGATGGGCATGACCATCGCGTCGTCGGTCGGTGCTGCTGTCGCTTGGGTCGCTGGCCACATGAAGGGCGGTTAAATGCTGGCCGAACTCGCCATCGCCAACGCCGCCTTCTCGGTCATCAAGGAGGCGGTGCAGCACTCCGGCGACATCATGGCCGCTGGCGATGCGCTGTTTAAATACTTCGACACCAAGGAAGAAATCCAAAAAAAGGCTAAGGCCAGTGGTGGCTCAGACCGTGGTGACCTTGAGGCCTTTATGGCTCTTGAGAAACTCAAGAAGCAAGAAGAAGAACTCAAGCAGATGATGATCTACCAAGGGCGCGGTGGCCTGTGGCAAGACTGGCTCAAGTTCCAGTCGGACGCCAAGCGCAAGCGTGAAGAAGCGGAAAAAGAACGAGTACGCATTCAGATCGCCAAACGCGAAAAGCGCATGGCTTGGCTTACAAACGGGTTTTGGACAGCCTGTTTGATTGGCTTGTTGTACGTTGCCTACTTTTTGGGCGAGCTTGTTTGGTCGCTTACGAAAGGGCGCGGATGAAATACCTGATTGCCATTTCTGCGCTGTTGCTGGTCGCGTGTTCTGACGCCTACCGCTACAAGTGCCAAGACCCTGCGAACCATAACTCGGCCCAATGTCAACCACCCGTGTGCGAGGCCAGTGGCACCTGCACCAAGTACCTTTTGAAAGAGCAAAATGAAAACTGATCTGGACGCTGTGCTTCGCTTTGTCATTGGCGTGACCCTGTCCCTCACACTTGCTGGCATCGTCGGCGTGGTGCTCTACAGCTTGGTCTTTGTGACCCAGCCCATGAACGCGATGGCCCCCATTGACGCCAAGTTCTTTGAGCTGATCACACCCATCGCCACGTTCATCGTCGGCAGCTTGGGCACGCTGTTGGCCATGAACAAGAAGCCCCCAGAAGACAAGAAGGAGTCCGAATAATGTTGCCAGCACTGCTTATGAACCCTGCCGTTATGTCCATCGTATCGGGCCTGATCGAGCGTGGCCTGCCCAAGGTGGCTGACGCCGTCATGGAAAAAGGTGTCGAGGCTGTTGAGGAAAAGCTGGGCATCAAGCTCAAGCCTGAAGATCAGATGACCGATGACGACACCAAGTCTTTGCAAGAAGCCGCGATGAAGCACGAAGAGTTCATGGCTGAGATTGATGCCAAGGACCGTGACAGCGCTCGCAACCGCGAGATCGAGATCGCCACGAACGAAAAAGCCCCCTACATCAACAAGGTGGTGACGCCATTCTTGGCGCTGGGCGTGGTTGGTCTGTCGTTCATTTTGTTCACCATTTTGATTTTCGTGAACGTGCAGCCAGAAGCCAAAGACATCCTGATCTACATCTTGGGTGTGTTGTCTGCTGCTGTGACTCAAATCCTTTCTTATTATTTTGGCAGCAGCCAAGGTAGCAAGGACAAGAGTGAAGAAGCCAAACTGAAAGCAGCCATCAAATGACGCCCACCATCCAGCACCTCAGAGCCGCTGGCGTGAGTCAGGAGCTGGCTGACCGCTGGCTGCCCCATGTGAAGGCGGCTTTTGACCGTTTCGGCATCAACACACCCATGCAGGTGGCCGCGTGGATCGCCCAATGCGCCCATGAGTCTGCTGGGTTTAAGACCCTGACCGAGAACCTGAACTACAGCGCAGACACGATGGCCGTGGTGTGGCCAAGCCGGTTTGCGGTCCTCGGCCCAGACAAGAAGCCGGTCAAGGTCAAGGGCAAGAACCAGCCCAACAAGTTCGCGCTGGCACTGCACCGCCAGCCAGAGGCCATCGCCAACACCGTCTACGCCAACCGCATGGCCAACGGCAACATTGAGTCGGGTGAGGGCTGGAAGTACCGGGGCCGTGGCTTAAAGCAGCTCACGGGCAAGGACAACTACACCCGATGCGGCCAAGGTTTGAACATGGACTTGGTGGACAACCCTGACCTGCTGCTGACGCCCGAGGGTGCATCCCTGTCCGCTGCTTGGTTCTGGTCAACAAACAAGTGCGGCCCCATCGCCGACTCTGGCGACTTTGTGGCACTGACCAAGAAGATCAATGGTGGGACAATAGGCCTTGAAGACCGACAGAAGCGGTACAACGCTGTGCTGGCTGTTGGCTGAGGTATCACATGGCAAACCGTTCGCAGTCGCTTGAGACGCCCATCGTCCCCACGTTCCCTTCACCGGGGACTGGGTACACGCAGCAGAGTGCCGAGCAGACGAACGGTCTGCTGCGCACGTTCATGCTCAAGCTGTCGTCAACCTTGCGGTCCCTCCTTGGACCCAATGGTGGGCAGTACATCGACTGCCCAAACGGTTTGTTTTTCAACACCGACGACCAGACCTTGGCGGCGACCAACACTGCCACACCCGTGGAGTTCCCGATTGAGTACCTGAACAACGGTGTGAAGGTCAACGCTGGGACTGAGAGCCGCATCTACGTCTCCGTGTCCGGCATCTACAACTTCCAGTTCTCTGGACAGTTGCGCTCTGGCTCCGGCTCGGCCAAACAGGTCTATCTGTGGATCGTGCGTAATGGCACCAACATCGGGTACAGCACCCACCAGTACACACTGTCCGGCTCCAACCAGCACCTGAACATCAGTTGGAACTTCAACATCGACATGCAGGACGGCGACTACCTTGAGCTGGAGTGGGCCGCAGACGACACCAACGTGACCATGGAGGCCACGGCGGCCACGTCACCACACCCCGGCATCCCTTCGGCGGTGATGGCCGTGAACTATGTGGCACCCTTGCCGAATGTGATCCCCACGCCGCCTTGATTCTGGAACAATACAGCCATGGCACTGATCCCAATCCAACTACCTCCCGGCGTCTACCGCAACGGCACCGAGCTGCAGTCTGCTGGACGGTGGTTTGACGCCAACCTCGTGCGCTGGTTTGAGGGCACCATTCGTCCAGTGGGTGGCTGGCGCAAGCGCGGCAGCTCTGCGGTGACTGGCAAGGCACGCGGGATTTTGGCTTGGGAGGACAACGACGGCGACCCTTGGATCGCTGTCGGCACGCACACCAAGCTGTTTGTTTACCGCGTGGACGGCACATTGGCCGACATCACCCCAACTGGCTTCGTCACCGGTGACGCTGATGCGAGCACCAAGACAGGCTACGGCTACGCTGGATACGGCTTGCAGCCATACGGCACTGAGCGCATTAACTTGGCCACCATCACACCGGCCACCACTTGGTCCTTGGACTCTTATGGAGAGTATCTGGTGGCGTGCTCCAGCAAGGACGGCGAGCTGTACGAGTGGCAGTTGGGCTTCACAACGCCTACGGTGGCCGCACCGATTGCCAACTCACCCATCAATTGCAAGGCCGTGATGGTCACATCTGAGCGGTTCCTCTTTGCACTGGGTGCCGGTGGCAACCCTCGCAAGGTCCAGTGGTGCGACCAAGAGAACAACACGGTCTGGACACCCACCACGCTGAACCAAGCCGGTGACTTTGAGCTGGTGACTGTTGGGTCGCTGATGGCTGGCAAGCGCGTTCGCGGCATCAACCTGCTGTGGACTGACGACGACTGCCACAGCGCCCAGTACATTGGCCAGCCGTTTATCTACAGCTTTGAGAAGATCGGCCACGGCTGCGGCCTGATCGGCAAGCTGGCCGTGACCATCGTGTCTGACACCTCGGCCTTCTGGATGAGCAATGGTGGCTTCTGGATGTACGACGGCGTGGTCAAGCCACTGCAGTCGGACGTGAGCGACTACGTGTTCCGTAACATGAACACTTCGCAGTCGAGCAAGGTGTTTGCAATGCACAACCCCAAGTACGGTGAGGTGTGGTGGCTGTACCCAAGCTCCGCGTCCAACGAGGTTGACTCCTACGTCCTCTACAACTACCGCGAGGGGCACTGGAACATTGGCCAACTGTCACGCACATGCGGCACTGGTGCCGGGTCTTTTGACAAGCCGTTGATGGTGGGCACTGATGGATTCCTTTACGAGCACGAGGTCGGGTTGCTGAACACTGGCGACATCTACGCCGAGTCCGGCCCGTTCCAGATCGCAGCCGGTGACAACATCATGTCGGTGCGTGAGGTGATTCCTGACGAGCTGAACCAAGGCAACGTGGACTTGACGTTCTCCACGCGCTACTACCCCAATGGCGCGAGTGAGGCCCACGGCCCGTACAGCACGGCCAACCCCACGTCGGCACGCTTCAGTGGTCGCCAGATCAAGATGAAAATCAGGCAGACCGAGAACACCGACTGGCGTGTGGGCACCATGCGGCTGGATGCGGTGGCCGGGGGCCGTCGCTGATGGATCAGTTCGAGGAGCTGAATCGGTGCCGCCAGTGGGTCGAGGACGCTTTAGAATACAGCGGAGGAACACACAGTTTTGACGACATTGCGGCGGGTGTGTTGGCCAAGAAATTTCAGCTCTGGCCAAACCACAATTCCGCAGTCGTGACTGAGATCGTTGTTTACCCGAACACCAAGAACTTGCACTTCTTCTTGGCTGGCGGAAACCTAGACGAACTGAAGATGATGCGCCCCCACATTGAAGCGTGGGGCAAGTCAATTGGATGCACAAGGGTGACGCTGGCAGGTCGTAAGGGCTGGGAGCGCACCTTCTTAAAAGATGAGGGATACGAGCCGCAGTGGTTTGTGCTCTCCAAGGAGTTGTGAAATGGGTCAATCAAGTTTGATGGGTCAGGTTCTGCCGGAGGATGAAGACGAGCGGTTCAGAATGCCGAACCTGCCACCAGCCGGTGGCATGGCTGTTGACTACGGCTACACGCCCAGCGCCATGTCCATGCCATCGTCCATGGGTATGCCGTACATGAACTTGCAGCCGCAAGAGTTCGGCATCGTTGACCCAACGTACATGGCCCAGTTGGCCATCCTGAACCAAGGTGGCGGCAGCTACATGCCATCCAACGCACCTGCTGTACCCATGGGCTTGTTGGGTTCTGGCCTTGAGTCACAAGACCAGTTCCGCGCCAACGCAAAATTGCTGGGTGGTGCGCCCATGATCGCCGACTGGCGTGCGTACAGCCCAAACCGCAGCGCCAATGGTTTACTCAATCAGATGATCGCCAATGATCGCAGCTCTGGCGGCGATGGGATTGAGCAGTCTGCATGGAGCAAGATGTCTCCGGCAGAGCAGGCCGCGTACTACAACGAAAACCCCACGATGGCTGCGATCACGCAAGCCGGTCAAAAAGCGTTTGGCTACGCATTCCCCGGTATTGCTGCTGCGCAGAGATACCTTGCACCAGACTTTGTGCGCGACCAAGAAATGATTGCCATGGGGCTGAACCCCAACCAAAACTTTGACGTGCCCGGTTTCAACTATGGCGGCGACTACGATTCTTTTGCCAGCGAGCGCAGCAGTGCTGGCATGGGTGGGGCGTCTGAGGGCAGTGCAGGCTCTACTGCGGCCACTGCTGAATCACCTGACGGCCCTGATGGCGCAAATGCATCCAGCAACGACGGCACGTACTGCTGCTCACGCATGGTTGACCTCAACCTGTGGTCTGAGCACAAGCAACTGGCCCGTATGCACGTATGGCACCACAAGCAAGCCAAGTGGTGGCGAGCTGGTTACTCCGTGTGGGGTAAGGTCGTGGCAAATACGCTGTTCAAGAAAAAAGGCTTCTGGACGGACGTGATGGACGACTTCTACAGCTACCACATCAAGAACAAGCCACGGACCTTAAAGTCAACGGTTGGTGATTTGGTGATCTATCCCGGCGTCGCTGTTTGCAGCCTGTTTGTCCAAGAGGCACCAGCAACGACACGGTATGTGGCGCAATGATTTGCGCGGCATCGTTTTAAATACAAACTGAAGAGGTACACGATATGAGCAAAGGTGGAGACCCACAAGTCACGACGACCAAAGTCGATCCAGATGTCAAGGCCGGGTATCTCGGCAACTTGGACTACGCCCGTCAGGTAGCAAACCAGACCGGTGCGCGTCAGTTCGCTGGCTTTGACCCGACCTACCAGCAGGGCGAGCAAATGGCTTTGGCCGCTGGCACGGGTCCGGGCCGTCAGCAGCTCGGCATGGCCGGACAGCTCACTCAGGCCGGTGCTGGCTACACGCCCACCATGATCCGTCCAGATCAGGCTCTGACCCAGCAATACTACAACCCGTTTGAGCAGCAGGTCATTGACACATCGCTCAACGACATGGAGCAGGCCCGACAGCGTGCCGTGCAGCAGACGGGCCAGCAGGCCATGTCCGCTCGCGCATTCGGTGGATCGCGTCACGGTGTCGCCGAGGCTTTAACTTCTGGCGAGTACGGCAAGCAGGCTGGCTCCATGGTGGCCAACCTGCGCAACCAAGGCTACCAGCAGGCCTTGCAGCTCGCGCAGCAGCAGCAGTTGCAGAACCAAGCCGCTGGTTTGCAGGGTGCGCAATTCCGTCTGGGTGCGGCACAGCAGCTCGGCCAGATGGGCCAAGCGCAGACCGGTGCCGACTACCTTGCCGCGCAGACCGCAATGGGCTTGGGTGGTGCGCGTCAGCAGTTTGCACAGCAGCAGATGGACGCATCGCGCAACCTCGGCTTGGAGCGCCTTGGCATCATGCAAAGCGCCTTGGGCCTGCAGATGCCCAATATGGGTCAATCGACCTCCACGCCCACTTACAACAACCCAGCGGCTGGTGCCTTGGGTGGTGCGATGGCCGGGTATCAGATGTTTGGGCCATACGGTGCCATCGGTGGTGGCCTGTTGGGCGCACTGTCTTAAAAGGAAGAAATCATGGCTGGACCCTTCGACAACTTTTTTGGCGGCGGCGGTGCTGCTGCTGGCAACATGTTCGGTGGCAACATGTACGGCGACTTGCTCACGCCCGAGCAACTGGCCGCTGTGCGTCGGCAGAGCATGATGCAGGTGGCCGCAAAGCTGCTGGAAAGCTCTGGCCCATCGACTACCCGCCGCACGCTGGGACAGACCCTTGGCGGGGCATTGAGTGCCGGTGCTGAGGCGATGCAGACCGGGCAAACCAATGCGGTGCAGCAGATGCTGTTGCGTCAGAAGTTGGAAGAGGGCCAGCAAACCGCAGCACAGCGCAAAATGTTTGCAGACATGATTGGTGGTGGCGGTGGTGCAACTGGTGGTGCCTTGGCATCGCCCCCTGCACAGACCACTCCACTGACTGCTCAACAGGCACTGCTGGCATCTCCAGCAATGGCAGGCCGCGCTGGTCCAACAATGGATCGTGCCGCGATGATTGGCACCACGCCAGCAGCGCCAGCAATGTCGGCAGCACCAGCAGCCACAGCGCCAGCACAGACCATTCAAGATTTTCTGAAGACGCAGCCTCAATCATTCGTCCAAGCATTGAGCATGATGCCGATACCAGAGGCAATGAAGGCAATCCAAGATCGACAGAACATGGCGACCAAGTTCGGCAAGCCAGAGTTCTATATGCAAAACGGGAAGTTGGTGGCCAAACGGTTCAACGAGCTTGGAGAATCGCAGATCGTCCCCGGCTTGGCTCCACGCGACACACCTCCATCCGCAATTGCCGAGTACGAGTACGCCGTCGGTCAGGGCTTCCAAGGGTCGTTCCAGCAGTTCAATGAGCGCCAGCGAAAAGCGTCTGCCACAACAGTGGACATGACTGGTGGCCAAAAGGGCTTTGAGAACGAGATGAAGCTCGGCTCGGCTTTTAAGGGTGAGGCAACCTATAAAGAGTTCAACGACATGAAGACTGCCTTCAAGCAGGTCGTGTCTTCGTTGAGCCAAGGCACGCCAATCGGCGACGTGGCCGGTGCCACCAAGATCATGAAGCTGCTGGACCCCGGCTCTGTGGTGCGTGAGTCTGAACTGGGCATCGCAATGGCCGCAGCAGGTCGCCTTGACCGTTTGCAAAACTACTTCAACAACATGATGACCGGACAAATTCTGACGCCTACACAGCGCCAAGACTTTGAGCGACTGGCCACCGAGCTGTATGCCGCCGCCGCTGACGGCTACAACAAGAAGCGTGGCGAGTACGTAGGGATTGGTGAGGCCTACGGCTTCAAGAACTTGGACAAAGTGCTTGGGCCACAGGCCGACGTGCCGTCTCTCATGCGAGCCTCACCTGCTGGTGCTGCTGGTGCTGGTGGCGCAGCTCGCCCACCGCTTTCCAACATTTTTGGGAGTCCACAATAATGGCTGGCATTGAAACCAAAATCAGGGAAGCCAAGCAGGCAGGCTACAGCGACGCCGAGATCGTCCAGTTCTTGGCACAGACGCCGGACGTCGGGCCACAGATCGCCACAGCTCTTGAGAACCAGTACAAGCCAGAAGAGATCATTGGGTTCTTGAGTGGTGCAGACCAACCCACGACCATTGGCCGCGAGGCTGGACTTGCTGTTCGTCCAGTGGCCCAAGCTGCATTGACCGCTGGTGGCATGTTGCCCATGGTGGTTGACCCATTGGTCAACCTCTACAACTTGGCAACCGACTCCAAGGTGCCGACCATGACGCGAGCAGTGGACACCACACTGACTGCTGCTGGATTCCCTCAACCGCGCACAGGAACCGAGCGTGTGGTGCAAGACGTAGCATCCGCTGGCTATGGCACCGCAGGCTTGGCGCGAGGTGTGAGCAGGTTTGTTGAGCCAGCACTGCAAAGCAACTTGGGCAGAGAAGTCGCCAAGTTCTTTTCAACAAGCCCCGCCGCCCAAACATCTGCCGCAGCAGCGGCTTCGGCAGGTGGCGGCGTCTTGCGCGAAGGTGAGTTCTCTCCAGCGACGCAGCTTGGTGGCGCAATGGTGGCTGGCATGATCGCCCCCGGTGGGCCAACCCTATCCGTCACACAACGCGCCTTGGCCGCACCCAAGGGTATGGTGCAGCCGTTCACCCGTCAGGGCCGTGAAGTTATCGCTGGCAACGTGCTGCGCAATGTCGCAACAGACCCAAATCGTGCCATCGCAAACCTGCAACAAGCCCAGACCACCGTTCCCGGTGTGCGCGTCACCACGGCTGCTGGTGCGCGTGACCCCGGCCTTGCTGGTGCCGAGACGACACTGCGCTCCGCGCTGTTTGACCCAAGCAACCAGTTTGGTGGTGTACTGTCTGCAAACCAGCAGGCCTTGATGGAGGCATACCGCCGCATCAGTGGCCAGCCCGGATCAATCCCACGCGCCGAGGCCAAGCGTGCAAGCGTGACGGCACCTATGCGTGAGGCTGCTTTCGCTGGCGCAACGGTTGACCCTGCCACCTTCCAGAGCAGCATCGGCTTAGTGGTCAACAGGACCATCGACAACATCATGGCCAGCCCTGTTGGTTTGCGCAAGGACGTCGAGAACGCCATGCTGTTTGCGCGTGACCGTATCAGCCGAGCCAAGACACCAGAGGAGCTGTACGAGGTCCGCAAGGACTTGGCCGCTGCCGCGCAGGGTAAGTACAACCAAGTTGACCCAAGCCTGCGCTTGGCCAAGGGTCAACTGACTGAGGTTATCAAGTCGGTTGACGATGTCATTGACGCTGGCGCTCCCGGCTTCAGGCAGTACATGGACAAATTCCGAAAGTCATCCAGCGCCATCGACCAGATGCGCGTGCTGCAAGACGTTGAGGGCCGAGTCACAACTGGCCAGCCAAACCTGATGACGGGTGAGCCGGTGTTGTCTGCTGGATCGTTGCGCAAGCAGGTTGCATCTCGAGCAGAAGAGCTGGACACCAAGTTGTCGGACGCCGCGCAGCGCCGTCTTGACAACATCATCTTTGAGATCAACCGTGGCCAATCGGCAACTGCTCCCGGCGTCAAGGCACCCGGCTCCAACACGTTCCAGAACATGAGCATGGGCAACATGATTGGTCGCGTGTTGAGCGAGTCCATGGCAGACAACACCACGCTGCGCACCATGACGCGCCCACTGGATTGGCTGTACAAGCTGCCCGACCAGCAGGTGCAGCAGCTCTTGGTTGAGGCTATGCTTGACCCACAGCTCGCAGCGACACTGATGAGCAAGGCCAACATGATGAAGGTCGAGCCGTTTTCAAAGTCGCTGCGCAAGAAAGCAGAGCAGCTTGGCTTTGGTACAGCCATCGGCGCAGCGCAATCTGAATAAGTAAGCACCCACTAACATAGGACGAAGACATGGACCGGATGCAAGCACCCCCACGCGGAGCCATTAGTGGCTTGCTGGCTGACGCCATGTTCGGTGGCCTCAACTACATGAAAGACCCTCGCCGCACACAGCAGATGCAAGGCTTGGCCGCAATGCTTGAGTCCACGCGCATTCCGTCTTTGGTCAACAGTTTGAGCTACGGTGATTCGCTGGTTGATGGGAGTGGCATGACCATGCGCCCCAACGAGGATGTCCGTGGCCTGATTGAATTGGCCACGGCATTCGCACCAGCAGGCAAGCCAGCAGCCGCAGCCGCCAAGGCTGGCACCATGGCCCTTGGCCGCGCTGGTGAGCGCATGGCCGAGCGCGTGGTGCCACAGGTCATGGAGCGCGGTGGTTTGCCTGCTCAACTCTTGACCGACTTGGCGCAGGGTAGCCGCAGCAGGATCATTCCTCCAGATGTTGCACGAAACATTGACATGCCTGTCAACCTTCCGCAGTCGCCAGAGTTTTTGCGAGCTGTTGCCAATGAGCCATCTGCACAAGTCACAAACGAAGGTTTGTTGATGAGCTTGATGCGTCAGCAAAAGCCAGAGCAATCTGGTGCTGAATCTGTGCGTACTGGAGTGTTTTACCTTCCAGAAGGGCAAGCAAAAAACATGCGTCATTACAAGGGGCCGCAATCAACGGCCACTTACGGTGGCCCAGAAGCCATACGCGGCGAGACCATGCTCAAGAACCCGTTGTTTGTAAAAGGTGCCACTGGTGGCAAAGCGCCAGAAGCCGCCTTTGACGCAATTATGGGCAAGGGGGCAATGAAGCAGCTTGACAGTGATGTGTTCTCTGTCATAAGTGGGCGCAACATGATGACCCAAAAAGACCCGCAGGCTTACCTTGAGCAAGTTCAAAATCTTTTGAGCAAGTACGGAGCAAACCCTCGCATGGCTGCTCAAATAATTAGAAACAGCGGTAAGGGCAACCAGCTTCGATATGCGCTGCAAGAGAACATTATTGCCAATGCTGTACGCAATGCTGGCCATGATGCTGTGCTTGGATACGGTAAAGGCCGTGGTGATAAGGGTGAGTTTTTCTCGGAAGTTTTTGACGTCCGAGAAAGCATGTACCCAACCCCAGAGGGCGACTTTGATTTAATGCCTCAATTTAATCTCAAGTAACTCAACGCCCACCAAAAAACGCCGCAGTTAGCGGGTCGATCTTGATCTTGCGGCGCAGTTGCCTGCGTCGTGCGTTCTCAAAGTCGCGGTCCTCAACCGAGACCTTCACCTTGGCTCTGGCCTTGCGCTCCTTGTCCGTCAGGTTCGGCAGCTTGGGTGCGTCCTCGCCGGGGCCGAAGGCGTACACCGCGAGGTGCACACCCTGCGACCGCTGCCACGACTGCACATGGGCCAGCCCGTTCTCGTGCATCTCCCTCAGCACACGGGCCGACGTGCGGACGTGGCAGTGGACCTCAGCCGCCATGTCCCAGCAGTTCATGGGCTTGGCCTGCAACGCCACATACGCGTCCAAGGCCACACGTGGGATCACTTGCGCTCTCCACGCTTGTGCTGCACGCCCATGTGCAGCGACGGCAGCGCATACGCGTCCATCGATCCGGGACGACCGGTGAATGGCCGCAGCTCTTTGCCTTCGTAGACCCCGCGCTTGAACATGTCATTGGCTGCGGCTGGCACCAGCGGCGCTGGTTTGTATGGTGTGTAGATCATGGTTGCACTTTCTTGGACAAATATATTTTAAGAAAAGGCGGTGGCCGAAACCACCGCCAAAGCAAAGGGTCAGCGGCCCGACTTTAAGGCCGAATCCACTTCTTCGTCCAGCATCTTCAGGATCGCCAGCCGGATGACTGCCGAGACCGACATGCCGAACGTGTCTGCGAACTCGACGACGCGCTTGGCCTGCTCAGGCGTCAGGCGCGTGGCCAACTGAACCTCTTTGCTTTTTACTCTCACCATTCATCCCCTGTGTCTGCAGCAGCAGCGGCTGGCGCTGGCTTGCCTGCAGTGATGCCGAAGTCGGAGGCTGCGCTTGCGCGGCCACCACCAAGCGTCTCACCCTTGGACACCAACATGATGTTGTTGAGGCCAAACGAGACGCCATTGTTGCCAGCCTGCGAGTACGCATAGGCATTCAATGACACGCGGCCAAAGTCACCGCTCACGATGTCCTGCGACCCCAAGAGGTCGTGGCCATTGGCGTCAACGGCACCGGGCTTGGTCACCGACTTGGCATTGAAGAAGAAGTGGCCAGCGTACTCTGGCCCCAACGGCGAGCCGTCCTGCTTGGTCTCGGTG